TTAGAAAGCGCAGGGATATTCCGTAATTGGTTGCCCCTCCTGGATCGCTCTTATCATTTGAAAAAGGCCCCTCTATTGCTAAGAGAGCCTTAACCGAATAATCGAACATTTCTTGAGGAAATAGTTTATCCATTTACTACGTCCTGTAATTGTTGGTGGTGAATAACAAGTTTTATATGACTGGAATCGCACTCGGATCCTTCTATATTATATTCATCGCTCTGGGGCTCATCATAAGCATCTTTATAAATACAAAAAGACAATCCATGGTAATGAGAAGACCCGAACAAGCGAACTGCCACATACATCTCATAAGCGGTGATGCCCCCCACTCCGTTTTCGATCAATGCATAATAAAAAATTTCATCAATTGTTTTGCGTGTAAAGCGATTCGGACATTGATACAAATAATCATGGAGAATCGCCGGGGCAATAAATGCTGCATAACTAGGGGATGCTATTGACCAGTACCATCTAGGAATGGACGCTAGGTCCGTATCAAAGTTAGCAGGAATGATTCTTTGATTTTTATCTATAAGTATTTTAATGGGATAACATGTTAAATAGCTGTATCCGTCATGGGGCTTGATACAGGTTTCTTCGAAAAAAGAAATTTTATGAGCATGATTTGGCAGAATTGCGAAACCTGTTAAAACAAGTGCTAAAAATGCCATGAAAAACCAAGGAATAATCCTTTTCATATTTGCCCTTTTATACGCGCTCATCGCTTGAACTTATTTTACCATATAGTGCGAAATTTAGGCGAAAAATGTGCGAATTTGTTCGTGAGTCTATTAAAGATGAAAAAAGCGAATATTAATACTATTTTTGTTCAGCTTGATTAATTAATGGTTAAAAAATATGTTTCACGAAATTTTTTTCTATGAAATTTCCGTGAAACATATTCGGAAAAAAATATTGTTTTACAACTTAAATTCATAATGATTTAATAGAGTAAATTATGCGCGAATATTATACCATTTTTACCCTTAAGTCTGATTATAATGGTAACCAGACTTAAGGAATCTTCCTGCTTCTGGGATTCAATTCTCAAGTTTTTTTAAACGGAAATAAAAATTAGAAAGGCGCTAAAAAAAGCGCCTTAAGTTTGCAAGGGTTGGATATTTTCGCGATCAATATAATCAATTATGCAGCAGCACGCAATAATTGATAATTGATGACAGTATCGTTTCCTGGGTTTGCAGAGAAAGTTACAGTTAAGGTGTTCGTAGTCACGACTGCTTGCAATACCGTAACATTCGCCGTGCCATCATTTACAACTTGAATAAATGCCCTATCTGTTGCAGCAGCACCGGTAACTGTAAATGCTTCCGCCGCCGCCCCGCCTACCGTAGTTACCTGATCGGCAAATTTAACGATATGACTTGGTGTGATGCCGGCTGCTAATTTTGCTAAAGTAACGCTGGCATTTAAAATCTTTGCAGTAGTTATTGCATCGTTAGCGATGGTTAAAACACCAGCGTTAGTTAGGGTTGCATCCCCAGACAGAGCAACATCAGTTGCAACTCCACCTGTATTCCCTACAAAAATATGAGCGCTAGTTAGAGGTAATTGGGTGCTTGATGCAACCAAAGTCCAATTTTGCCCAGCGCGTGAAACCTCAAACCATGAAACTTGAACTGAGGTGGCGTTGGGCGTAGTTCTTGTTGCAACTAAAGCCATATCAGTTTCATATAGGGGGATGTTTTGTCTTACCAAACCATTTAAATATCCTGTGACGGTTACTTCTGCAAGAGTGTCATTTGTATTGAGATATATAACACGTGGCAAAACACCTTCATTACCCGTCTGGTCTACGTCATACGCTAATATCGCCATTATTTTCCCTTACTTGTAGATTAATTATCCTTCGCTCTCATTTGAATCTAGAGCTACCCCATTTTGTAGTTCAATTTCTTGTTTTTGATTTTCCATCATTATCATTTGTACTTCTTGCATGTGACCTGTTACTTGGTGGTAATGAATCAACGAGCGCTCTGCTTCTTGTTTTAGATCTGCAAATCTTTTCTCTAAAAACTCTCTTGTTATCATTTTATTTCCTTTTAGTTTGATAAGCCTGATTAATTATTCATAGCCTGTGCTTTAAAATCCAAGAAATCTGCTATGACCTGGGGTGTCCATACTGATTGGATATAATCAATCAATGGTCCCGAGGAAACACCGGTGTATATTTTTAATTTTTCTAATTCATCTGGCATAAAGGCGCAGGTTGTCCTGTTCCTGGCAATCTCTCTTCCATCGCTGTCATTGATAACCACGGTATCTTTATGAATACTGAATGAATGATTATTTTGTGATGAGTATTCCAATCCACCAATTGATATTTGTTCTATTAGCATTTTATTTCCTTATACAAAGTAAGAACCATATATAATCATATTTTGCACTCCGCCTGATGGGATATTTGCCACCCCAAGACTTCCAGAGTTTAAACCTGAACCTATCTGACGAATTTGAAGAATTGCAAGACCTGAGTTAACTCTTGAATCTATTTGAGTATATCCAGCCGTAAAAGTTAGAGCGTTTGAGTTATTAACCACAATACCCCCAAAGCCAATACCGCCTGTGACCACCATTGCAGCGAATGGCATATTAGTAATTTGAAACTGTCCTGTGGCAGTCGTATAAGTTGGGGTGAAACGTAAATCTATGTAGTAATCGACCACGTTTCCTGTCCGAGTATAAATTCCTGTTTGCTGGGTATAAACAACTGATAAATCTCCCGGTGTGACAAATGTTATTGCAGGAACAAAAGTCAGGTTTTGTGCGTAATATGAAAGATTACCGCCACCAGACGTGAGATTAATACCGGCGGCTGTAGCTGTAATTAGTCCCCCGGCTGTAAATGCTGGTAATGTGGTTGATAAACTTGGAACGCCGCCTGCACTTGTTACCAAAATACTGCTATTCCCAGTTGCTAACCCTGTAATAGTATTCGCAGCAGAGGAGTATAATAATTGGTTAATGGTTGTGGTTGCCGGATAGGTTGCTGTTGACCAAGACGGAGCCGCACTACTTCCAGATAATGGCACTCTATTTGCTGTAGCTGTTCCTGCTAAAACAGACATTGCAGTAGCGGTACTGTATATTAAACCCCCATTGCTTGCTGTTAAGCTTGCATTGGTTCCACCACGAGTGAGGCCTAGTTGCCCTGTCCATCCCAAGGTCAAAGAAGTCGCGCGTAGCAATGCGGTTGTTGGGTTTCCTCCCAAAGTTAATGTTACGTTTGTATCATCTGTCTTTGTTAAAGCATTACCAGTAATATCGCTTCCTGGTATGGTTGACCAAGAAGAAATACCCCCAGTTGTAGCAGTAAGATACTGCGATGTGGTAGATGGTGCGGCATCAGGTAGTGTAAAAACCCAATTCACAGGAACCGCGTTAGGTGCGGACACAGTGACCCGACCGAGTCCGTTGGTTGTTAATTCCCTGAATTGTAATCTTGAGGAGAGTACCGATGTCGCCAGCAATACATAATTTCCGGTGCCTTTAGTTTGCAGTGATAAATCAAGGTTGGTTGGAGTTCCTGCAACCTGCAGCATGGGTGCAAATGAATTATCACCATTTTTAACGATAAAATAATTGTTTGCTCCAGCACCAATACTTTGAAACTGCAAATACAAATTATCATTCGAATCTTGGATCCCATTTGCAGTAGCTACTTCAAGGTTATTGGTAAATACGGTATCACCGTTGCCATTTGGGGTGATAAGGATATCCCCGTTTATAACACTCGTCGTTATAGCAAATCCGTTTGTGTCCATATCAGTCGCTAATTTAAGTCTATTGGCTGACACAACACCTAGCCCACCGGGAGATAAAACAATACTGGCATTAATTCCAATCCCTGAAATAGTGTCGCTTTCAACACGGATGGCACCCACATCAAGTCTTGTCATCCCTGAGACCGCATTACTATCTGAAATGATCACGCCGGAATTCTGAAGCGCCCCACCTGTGCCATTAAAACGCGCAATCGCATTATCAGTCGTCGGAACTGTCACAATTGGAACGTTTCCAAAACTCAAAATACCTAACCCATTGGTTATAATGGCTTGATTTGCTGTTCCATCTGCACTTGGCCAGCTTAACCCATCAAAAACCAGTATGCCGGTGCCTTTAGGAGTCAGGGAGATATTAATATTTGAGTCTGATCCTTCAGCTGTAAGCTGCACTGGAAGTGTTGATGCTGAGTTAATGAGTTTTGGATAGTTAACGGCTGCAGCACCTGCGGTAGCATACTGAAACAGATAATTCCCCGAGGAATCTTTTATTCCAGCTCCCGGAAAATCAAATTTAAAGTTTTTGGTCAAATCACTCGAGCGAAGTCCGACAGGGATATCACCGACCTGCATTTCACCGCCATCGGTAAATTGGTCAAATTTTTTGTCAGCCATCTTGGTGACTCCTTGTATTAATTGTTTGTTCCTATCGAATACAGAACAACGCTCACGTCAATCCCTGTTCCAGCTGTAATAAAATGAAGTACATCGCCGGCCTTAACTTCTCTACAAATACACTTATCATCAGTGATTAATTCAGATGTCGTTGCAGCAAAGGTAGCCCCTGCGGGAACTGCGGCTGTTTCATTAATGGCGACCCATACGAGCCCGCTTGTTTCTATCTTAATCAATGCTTTATAACGTTGAGCAGCACCGGGGATAGTCAATCCGGTATCGGTAGTCGCAGCTAATGACGCACTAAATTTTAAATCTGCAAAACGTGATCCGAAGTCGTCTACTGGTTGTTGTGCTATATAAGGTGTAACCATTTCTAAAGCTCCTTTTAAACCACGCCAAGGCGTGCATCAATTTCAAAGTGATAACTCACGCCTGCGGCTGCGGCAGAAATTGTTCCTGATGTCGCCGGAGTTGCTAAATCTGCAAGGGCTGCGGCTGGATGATATCCAAGGCATTTGCTCGCATTAGATACAAGTGTCCAATTGGAGCTAAATGCCACGTTGGCTGTTGCGTTTGTATTGCCGCTTCCGCTTCTAGCAAAGGCGTTAACAACAACATTATTAGAAGTTCCAGTGGCAGGGTTATAAACAACAAGATTTGGAGTAGCGCTTCTTTTTTCTGTGTTGAATAAGATTTCCAGTACCGACGGGTTCGCAGAGGCATTTGTATAGTTACTTGACATGGGGGAATAGTTAGCATTAACGAATGTTGCAGTGCCAGCAGTAGTACCAACTGCATAACTCTTTTCCCAGTAGTACTGACATTCAATTAAAACCTCGCCAGATGTTTGTAATGCAGGCCGACAAGGTATGTCCCCTGGAACCACGGATACCGAGTTCACCGTTATAACCGTGCTAGCATCGGCATAACCGAAGGTAACGACAATAGCGAACTTATCAGTATTCCCAATTTGTGTGGAATCAGTAATTTCCCATCCAGAAAACCCATAATCGTTATCTCGATCATTGATGGCTGGGTTGGTAGCGACGGTATTTAGTGTAGCCTTTGCAGTATCCAAACCACTTCTTGATATTTCAGTCCAGTTCGACGCGGTTAAGGTAAACTCTCCACTTGTTGATAGAGTTCCTATTGTGGTTCCTAACGTTGGGATAGTTGCAGAAGATGAACCACGATATAGATATACCCGCATGGTTACAGCATTTCCGGCACTGCTTTTATAACCAAATACATTGGCCGATAGCCTTGTACCTATTATTTTTTTGGCTTGTGCTCCTGTTAAATACTGTAAAATATAAAAGGCATCATTTGTTCCTGCGGTAGTAAATTGCAGACCAGTGGTAATGCTGTTTCGTGCGAAAGCAACGTTTCCTGTGGCGCCCCGCGCCGCTATAGTTTGGTCGCAAATATAAGCGCCAGTTGCTCCAATATTTCCTGATGACCCAAATTGAAATGGATTTAAAGGAAAATCCCATCCCGTTATAAGGCTGGGAATTTGTTTATCTTTAAGCCGTGGTAGAAAGTAGTCGCCCATCAATGCCTCTTCACGATTGGAAGAGTTTGGGTCGTATTGAATTAAATCTGCCCCTGCATCGCTTATCGTTGGAACAACCTGAATACTACTAACACGCACATGTGTGCTCGGCAAAAATGATAGGTAAATATCTATAAAACCATCCTCCCCTGTGTCGGTATTGGTTGACAGAGGAATAGCTGATGCTGTTGAACCTGACAAAGTCTGATACCCTGAGTTATCAAAACTTTCATCAATAATCACGATTGGTGTTCCACCGCTTGATTCCGCGTACAACATTTGGAGACCAGTGGTACCGGAACCTTCATTTCTGGCAATTAATGTTCCTGACAAGAAAATGCTTTCATCGTCAGTACTTGCCCAAAGGCCAGAATTGTAAGTAAATCTTTGTCTTAAATAGCATGCTGTGATGCCTACCGATACAGTAATATCCAGCACATATGGGGGGCTAGTAACTACATTCTCATTACCAGTTATAGCCACTCGCTGAATGGTTACAGTTCCAGTTCCGCTTATGACAAAATCCCAATTTGGTGCGAACTCAAAGACTTGATTGGTGGCGGCAGAGACCGTATAGGTTGTGCTCACACCTTCATTAATTAAAACCTCAGTAAATTGAGGGTTTGATATTTGGTTCTGTATGGGGAATAAATCACGAGTGGGATCATTCGCCGATGTAATGTTCGGCCATGCTTCACGCGAGAATTGCTCAACACCATCACTATTCCGGCAAACCACATAATATAAATCGAGATTGCCTTCATTATCGAACGGGAAATAATAGATAACTTCATTGTCACCTCCTGCATTTTGAACTGTACCGACTGAACTTAAGGTTATCGGGTTGGGCATTGCTGTATACGTGTAGTTTGGTGGTGAGCCTGATAATTGATATACCGTTTTTGGAACGTTTCTCGCCGTGTCACGATAAAATGTTAATGTTCCTGCAGCTAATGGCAACCCACTGTCTTTATCAACAAAATATTGCTCTAAGTCCGATGCGACTATGTAACGTTCATCTAATGCCATTATGCTTCCCTTTTAAAATTCTTGATTTTATTTTGTCCATTCGTTAGGATGCGCACTTTTTGAGCCATTATATGTACCAATTAATATCTGCTGGTTGTCTAATTTTTCTGTATGGTTTCGATTTCATAAAGTTTGAAAATTTCATTATTTTTTTAATACTTATTGTTGGGTGGTTTATATGCCGAGATATAGAATCACTTATCCGCTCTGTTAATGAGCACAGAAGAGAAATGAAAGATGAGCTAAACGATATTCGTGAACAGCTGGAGCTAATAGACGACTCCAATTCAGATAAAAATAAATTCAAATAAATCATTCCCCACCTCGACCATCAAATGCAGTGTCTTGAAACTGCAAAGGGTTGTGTCCTGCTTGTGCTGACATTAATGCTTGGATTAATGGCGCTATGTTTTTGGATTGTGTCGGGGGCTTATTTTTTTGTTCTATCATTTTTTTGACAAGTTTTTCCCGTATTTTCGGCGATGTAAGTAAATGCGTGGCAAGCCTTCCGCCAATACCACTTGCAGCCGTCGAAGCTATAACTCCGGGGATACCTCCTGCAGCCCAACCGGTTACCATCTGTCCTATTTTTGAAAGCAACTCCGTATTTCTGGCCCCGGTTTTAGGGTTAAGCATTAACTTAAAAGCCTCCGCATTCTTTCCCACCAAGTCTGAAAACTGCTTAACCGATTGATGGGTTTTACTATCTGTAAACAAAGCCTTTCTTTGATTTTTGCCTAGCTTCTTATAGAGGTCCCGCAATTTCAGTGGATTCACGGTTCCTGTTTCATCGATAGCTCTAGATAAATATGCCGAAGCTAGTAGGTGCTTGTCTTGACCTGGTTTTATGGCCAATCGTTCTGATAGTTTTTTTAACAAGGTGGCGCGGTCGTTTTTTCCACCTCTTATAAAATGGCTAAGCATCAAATCTGGGTCTCCGCCTTTCCGAGTAAACTTCACAATTTCGTCGGATTCAAACGGAGCATACTCAGATTTGTAATACTCCATTGCATTTTTTCTTGCTTCTTTCAGCTTGGGATTGCTTGAACTCTCAATAGCATTATCAATATCTTTCTCGACTGCTTCCTGAAGCTCCCTGTATAAATTTGCTTTAGGTGTGTCACCATTAATAAAAGCGTCATAACGTCTTTCGCCTATTTCCGCTCTCAAGTAATCACTGTCTTTCAAAGAAAATGTATCTTTATCCTTTGGTGGTTTAGATATATTTTCTAATAAATTAATATCGGCTGGAGATCGAAAGCTTGCTAAATCTGGGTCACTTTCGATTCTATCGAGAAGGCTTGATGCACGTTCTCGTAGATTCCCTCTATTGGTGGTTACATTGTTACTTTCGGCAATTTTGTTAACCTTTTCAAATCGTTCTCGCTTGTTTTTTGCAGCAACATTCGCAGCTTCTTTTAACGCTTGCTGAAGCTCTACTCCATAATTGGTTGAAACGTTCCCGCCAGCCAAATCCTTTAAAAGCGTATCGCCTTTGTTAATGAGGCTATCAGCGGTGCGTTGCATAGTGGTTTCAGCGCCCGATCCTATAACGTTAGGTAAAATATTTTCGTAAACTCTGTTTAGGGAAGGATTATCTATTACTCGACCTAAACCGGTTTCAGTGCCCCTTGTTGATATCAAAGCATCTTCAAGCTGTTGAGCTGACAGTGGACTTGACGGTCGTATTACTTTTTTAATCTTTCCTAGGTCCTGCATGCCCTTAGTTAATCCTTCTCCAGCTAGGCCAACTAATGCTGCTGTCAATGGGTCTTGGTTCTGACCAGCTCCATAAGCACCAGCCAGTGCAGCTCTACGACCTACGGCTGAAGCTCCTTTCCCTATCCCACCAAGCTTTGCATAAGGGGAAAAAGAGCTAAGAGCCTGAAGCAATTTGTCACCTTTTTTCTCCTTTCCAATTACAGCCTCTTGTAAACCCGTATCTCCAATTTTTAAATTTTCTGCAATAGGGGCAATCTGTTTAAAATATGGAATTTCTTTTTTACCCAGATATGAAGCCAAATTAAGAGGCAAGTTGAATGCACCCTTTGCGGCTTCCCCTAGTCCGGCGCCAACATTTTCCAGAGCGCGTACAGGATGCGTTAATATTTGTTTTCCTGATTCGTAGGCTTCCTCGGGGAGTTCTTTTAACGCATCAAATGCAGCGCCAGGGGCATTAGTCAGGCTTTCCCCGATGTCGGATAATATGCCCTTAAATCCAGTATTATCTGTGTTTTCTTTATTCTGTTGCTCATTATATTTGGGCGTATATTCAGGGAAATTTTTATAAATAGCATTTCGCATTTCATCTTGAGACATGCCATCAGGGAAGCTCAGCACTTTGTTGTTCGGCAACCTAACTTTTGGCATTATTCAAACCCTCCGGTAATGGGATTGAATGTAAGCTCGCTTGACTCTTCTTGCTCCTGGAATTCACCTGTACCTTTGAGTGCTCCTCTATAAGTGCCGGTTTCCTTTTTAAGCAAATTTTTCACTACGTTAAAATTTTGTTTGGCAATTTTGGGGTTATTTGACCACGTAGCCGGATTAGTAATAGATTGAAGTCCTTTCTGCATCTCTGGAGTAATAGAATCCCCATAAAATTGTCTTACTTGTTTGGCAAGTAATTTTGCGCCAGTTAATGCTTTTTGATATTTTCCGTACTCTTTTGATTCCTTTCCAAGTGGGGCAAGACCTTCCTGAATAGCTTTACTCATGCCACCTTTAAAACCTGCGTATTGCGTTAGATGATCGACATCAATATTTTCAAGAGTTTTATCAATATTCGAGGCAAAAAGAGCGCGCTTTCTAGAGTCAACGTCAGATATAGATTTTTGTCGTTGAAGCTTTAGCCTCTCAAGCATTTCACTTTGCATCCTGGGATCTTCAATGGGCTGTGACCTATCTGTTCCAGGAACAAATCCTGCCTTAACATCTTCGATTTCCTGCTCAGTTTTGGCTAGAGGAGTAGAGGCACGTTTATCTGCGGTTCCTATCAATGATTGTCTATATTCATTTAGAAACTCGGTTTTGGATAAGTCAGCGTCATAAGCTTTTTTTGAATCTTTAAATAGTTGGCTATCTTCACCTTTTTGACCGCGAATATAATCAAGCCACATAGCTTGACCTACACCACCTGGCGCCATTTTTCCTCCAAAAGGAAGATTGGCTTCTTTCTTCATCTGATCGATTCGGGCCTGTCTCAATGCATTTTGTAATGATTCAGATTGCACAACAGACTTAAATCGTTCCGGCTCTTCCTCAAGCTGTAGCTTTCTCAGTGCGTTCGCCATTTCTTGTTGTTGCTGTTCACGATTCATTCGCGCAGGTTCGCGCTGCATCTTAAAACCTTGCAATAAATTGGCAAAAATATCCCCTAAACCAGATTGTTGGGTCGGAATTCTTGAAAAGTCAGTGAAGTTTATTCCCATCATTAACCCCAGAGTTTATTGCCAAATAATGAAGCCGAGTCTTGGCTTGCAAATCCGCCCAAACCACCAAATGCCTGCGCCAAAGCTTTAAACAAGGCGTTATTGTTTTGGTTTTTTTGGTTCTGTCCTTGAAACGCCAGGCCTGCTTGAGCATTCATATTTCCCCCCAATAAGTCTGCTAAGGAACCAGAAGCTTGAAACCCTTTGTTGTACATATCCTGTTGACCAGAAAGACCACGTCCTTGTATGCCCATTACGTTGTTCAGCCATTGCTGCATATCTTCTCCCATGAGAGAGTCTGCAAGGTGTGATTCTCCCTCTATGTCTTGCAAGCTACCGCGCATACCTCCTGCGGCTGCTGTATTTCCTGCGGCTCGTAATCCCTCGTCGCGTTTTAATTGGAAACCTTTTGATGGTTCGTAGCTTCCCATTATCCCCTCAAGAAACTTTGCGGGGTCTTGAGTCATCTGCGAAAGCGGGCCTTGCATGTTCTGGTAGGCTGATTGGCCTTGTTGGATAAAAGGGTTGTAGTACTGTTGCCCCATGCCTGGAATCTGGTTCAAATAAGGCATCGCAGCATCTGCTGGATTTTTACCGCCTTTCACAAAATTACTCAACCAACTCATAGCCAATCCTTATACGCTCGTTATGGTTTCAATTATTCCGGCTGCTGTTTTAACCTGTAACTTTGCCAAGTTAGTGTTAAACCAAACTGTGCCTATTCCAACATCTGGCTCTAATGTAGTAATTTCGACTGTAGTTTTATTAGGAATTCGCACGCCCTGGTTTATAACGGTGCCGTTGTTAACCGTGCCATCATTAAGAACAATGCTTTGGACGATGTCATTTAACAAAAATACCGCTATGTTTAGTGCCTGAAACATTTGGTCGTTATATAGGTATCCATCGGGCGCAAGCCGCCCATCTTGAGTAGTAAAATACATGTCGAAGAAAGCTGGCAGCGTGGGTATGCTCATTGCACCACCTCTATTACGCCATTTTGTGCAACGAATCTTTGGAATCCCCAGAATCTAAGCTGAACCGTAAACTCATTGGCTTGACCCATCCGCCACCATCTGACCTGATTACGGTATTTGCCTATTGGGTTTAATTCGCGGCCTACAATGTTGCTAAACGATTGGTTGCCATTCTTTGAAAAAGACATATCTACGCGCGGACGATTAGCGTTTTCAGCGCATATCCCATCTTGAGCAAGCAACATGTCTCCATTCTGAGCCAATATAAAGCCGTCCCCTGGCTGTGTTATTAATAAACCTTGACAAAAGATTTCATCGGGATCGCCTAGGAAATAGTCATTGACCCCCTGCTCTATCCAAAAAGTAAACATCCCCACACGAAACCTTGATGAATCTTCGCGCCGCACAGTTTTGCATATGCGAACTCTCGGGATAACATCACCAAGGATATTAGGGTCAATGTTGTAGTTATAAGTAATAAATTCCGTACCCATTTGATAAAGGCTCGGGTCGTTAAGCGACACAAAAAATGTTTTTTCATTGAAATAAATAACCTGTCTTGCGGGATGAAAGTTTAAATCTTCGTCAGATACGTGACAGAACTGTGAAGTGTTAAAATCATAAATAAGCGATACATTATCTTTAGGATTAAAAAACGTGAGCTGATAAAACAAATGTCCATCTTGGCGATAAAAAAAGGCTGTTGATTCGTCTGGGCGCTGTATAGTTTGCAATAAATAGTCTATTCCATCGCTAGATATTCGCTTCGTTGACCCGCCATCCGTAACCATAATAGAAGGCGCGTTATTTTCGTTTTGCGAAAGCCAGCAAACGAGCTCTTCTGATGCTGCAATAGTGGATACAGATACACATCCACTGTCGATATTAAACGATTGGACGCGCCTGTAGTTTTCAGTACCGCCCACTTGCGTCCATACTTCTGCGACTGTTGAACCAAATACAATGACATTGTTACCGCGACCAGGTAACCGTTTAACAGCAATTGCGCTATCAGGTTTTGTTTGTAGGCTAAGCTGTGTATTTAAAGAAATCGTGGTGTCTGTCGCTCGTTGGAATGCATACCAGTTCTGGGAGTTCGTGCTTAATTTAGATGAGGCAATGAGAAAGAAAGTATTGTGATAGCTTACATAACTTGGAATGATTGGATTCCCCAGAAATGTTAGCGTTTGCTTGGTCAACGTCCCTGTCGAATAGTTATATATCCAAGCGCTTTGACCATCAACAATACATATTTGCTGGCTTAGGTTCTCATCAATAAATACTTCGTCGGTATTGGTATCAATATTCCCAATAAATTGGGGCGCCAAATTATTCCCAATTTTATAAACACTGCTGTTCACTACAGCTAGCATGAAGTTCCCACGGACTGAGTGGAATAATCCGCGGCCTTCCCCAGTGCTCAATATCTCTGAAACTCGTTGGAAACCAGCATAATTAACAAGCCACTCATCAGAAATAAACATGTTGTATGTTTTTTCAAGCGATATCTTGGGATATCGGCCAAAGGTCGAGCTTCCTACGACATTAACTGGCATTTGAGTTGCTTTATTTACGCCCATTAACCAACCTTCCTATATCAGTTCGGGGTCCAGCCCTTCCCAAGATTTATGAACCCATAATTTAAACTACCGCGCTTTTGTAACGTTGAAACTTTTTGTAATCTCAAATCCAAGATTCGTGATTTTTTATTGATAAACGATTCATACTTTCCTAACTGTCTTAAGACGTTATCAGGAGTTGTAAAGTCATATTCCGCACAGATTCGGTCAGCTAATGCGTAACGTAAATAGGTTATGTAAAACTGGTCTATCGTTAGGCTTAAATCTTGTCTAAGTGCTACTTGCGCAAGTCTAAAAATTCCGTGTATCTCTAAGGGATATGCTCTGTCTGGCTTGAAATAGATGTATAAATTTCCACCACCAAACTGACGCTCAAAATACCATTCGAATGGCAAAGTTTGGACGTTCTCAACCCGGCTTGAGCCAAAGTAGGCGTTCCGCTTTTCATATTTCATTGCATATCGAACAGCATCTAAATAAAACACCAGCGTGTCTATCTGAATCAAATCCGGGATGGTGTACGTTTCCTGACCTGCAACCGCGGTTAGATTAAAGGTCGATTCATAAGGCACCATACCTTCATCAACGTCTTTTTCAGTTAAAATGTTGTTTAACCAAATGAGACCATCACCGACTTGCCCGCCACTTACGGTTTCAAACTCGCGAGATACAACCCCAGAGGCATAATATGCCCCTGAGATAAGTTCGTTCGTTGTATAGGGCATCAAACACTCCTGTTACAGAACGTCTTTGTAAGCCATAACGGAAACCGCTGTGGCAGAGCCGGTTACCTTGTAATCAATGCTTGGTGTAGCATTACATTCGCACCAAAGCATGTCGGTGGTCGCTACGCCTGCAACAGAACCAGATAGAATTGCCTGACCATTCGTAGAACCAGAAGTTGTGGCGCGTAAAGCAACCTTGTCCGCGGCAGCGGTTGGAGTAAAAGCCACAAGGAACAATACTTCTGTTTGTACGGGGGGAACCAATAAAGCCAGGTTAATTGCAGCAAAGGTAGCTGATGAACCGCTGGTGATAGATGTAGCGACACCATCTCGATACCACATCATGCGGTCTGCATCATCTCCCGTTTGTTTAAACGAGCGAATATTGGCGCTTCCATCAGTTGAGACAGCACCTATTCTCCTAAACATGTCGTATCCACCGGGCAATGATGGAGATGTAAAATTTAAAGATAGTAAGCCCGCTGTGGCCTTATATCCTGTTGAATCGCCGATTACGTAAACAGCATATAAACTGGTTGCAACAATTGCTGCAATATCCACGCCATTAGCACCCAGATTATTGCCGTTCAAGGTGGCCGTAGCATTCAAGATAATATCGTTCTCGTTTGTAGAATTTCGAGCACGGCCAGCTATCATAGTAATGATTTTTGCCGAGGTATAACTCAAATCAAGTCCATCGATATCTAAATATGGCGCATTTACAATAGGTGTATTAGGCATGACTAACTCCATTTAAATTTAATAAAGGGCGCAATGCGCCCAGTAATTAGACGGGCAAAGCAACCATCATGGCGTATTCGTCAACGAGCGTTCTTCCCCAAATGATGTCATGAATCATGCCGCGTTGGTTTTGACCGAAGAGTGAGCCATAGTACTGGCGAATAGATGCGCCACTATCAGGGTCTGTTTGCACTGAAGTAGGATATGGAACCTCTTCTGGAAGTTTTGGCATAGCAAGGAACAAAGGATTTCCAGCCATAATCAAACCGCAACGATGGTCAGGAAGAATTGTTACTTGCATACCGGCCACGATTTCAACGTTAATGTTTTGATTCTTGCCGGCTGATGCTTTCAATGGAGGATAAATATTCACGGTAACCTGAGAACCACCAGTACTTGCAGCATCTGCAGTTGACCGGAATTGTACTGGACACTGGGATACTGCATGACCAATGAAAGTACGGAAGCGCAAGTCTGTGCGGTTTGCTACCCCATCACTAAACTGGAACTTGTCATATACTTTTACGGAATTAGCATCACTTGCCGCAGCTGTTCCACTAAATGTGATTGAGATGACAGCATCATCCGCATTCTTAGTAACGCTCACAACAGTTAACACTGAACCCGCGTTGCCATCAGTTCCTGCTGTATGCGTTTTCAGCAAGTTTGATTGGTACCATTTACAGTTAGAGAAATCACCGATTTCCCAACTCATTGCCTCTCTGTCTCCACGCATAGGAGTGAACTGGTTTAATCCTGAGTTCACGATTTGCGGGAAGGTTAGATCTGACAAATAACCCATTGTGTTGTTCTTAGCTGCACCGAAGTTTCTAAGAAATGCTAATGAGTTAGCTAACTGCAGGTATGTGCTGATTGGAGTAACACCATCACCGTAGAATCGGAATGTATTGGTCTCTGCCAGCTCTGCTACGTTCTGCTCCACCTTGGTGCCAATCTCGGCAACCGCTGAAGTTCCGAACTTGTCCATGTAGTCGCGAACGTTGAAGATAAATTGTTGCGCTGTAAATTCGTAAGCAGTTGAAGCTTGTTGGTCTACAGTCAACTGTTGCACCCGCTGCTCTGCGGACTGGAAGCTTACTACTAAGCTATTTGTAGTTGTGAATCGGGGTGGCAAATCAAACGATACGGTGTCGCCTAAGTTCTTAGGAATATCATCATTGAATCGTTGGAATTTCATGTTAGCCGTGCTAATGAACGCAAAGCTGTTTAATAGAAGTGCTAAGTTGGACTCGTTATATGTAATAACCTGTTGCAATATATTGACAGTTGCCATTGCAAAAACTCCCTTTCAAGAAGAAACGTTTTGCAACGGCAATAGACTTAACTATCCCTTAAGCCAGGGTTGCGCCCGAAGGTCGCTAATACTCTGCTTGCCGTTGCTACCAGAAACTCTTGAAGGTTGCAAACGGTCGAGCGGGGCTGGTGTGGTTTGTGATTCTGCGTCATTCTGAGCCTGCTTATTTTCGGCTATCGAACGTGATAGCTTTTGTAATTCAGCCTGAGCATAACGTGGATTCTTTGCCGCCAGTCCATCAAGCGCGTTGAGCTTAACGGGGTTACGAGCTAGTTCGTACATAACATCAGCCGCATTATCAATACCTGCTACCAAGTAAATCAATTGCGGGAATGCTGTCGGGTCAAGTTCCTTCGTAACTTCATCAAAGTCATCGTAAGATTCACGGCCTTGCTGCATCTTAGAAAGGTAACTATTTGCAACACGAGACATTTCTTGTTCGATTTGTTTCTGTTGCATCTCTTGGTTAAATTTCTCTTGCACTTGCTGATAAATCGCATCGGCATCAACTTCGCGGTTTGTGGAATCATTCCGCTGTCGTTGCTGCTGACTGGTGGCATTAATGCCCTCAAGTCTTTGCTGATACTCTTCCTCAACTTCGCGCCTTGCACGCAATGCCGCTTGCTCTTTTTCGCGCTGAACAATCTTGTTTACCTGAGACTGTGGGAGTAACTTTTCCTGTGTCATGTCAGGTTCAATCGGTGTTGCAGCGCTATCTAATGCTTGATTCTCGTCCATTTACAAACCTTCCTTTGTCTTGATTGACCCGCAGACGGCGGTAGTTTCCTCGGTATCGATGAGTTTCGCTCAGTTTGGCCGCATGAGTGCGTATTCTTCCCAAGGATTGGTGCTTGGTCACTGTTGGTGAAAAACAAATCGCCAATACTATATATAGTATCTAAATTTGTATTAACACACAATATATAGTGATTGCTGTCTTTGCGGGAATGATTAACTAAATTGATTTGTATAACTTTGTATAAATGTGTATACTTACATCAATGAATTAACTTATGAGGTGCAATATGGCTATTGCAATTAGGTTGCCAGAGGAGCTTGATAATGAGCTTTCTATGGTCGCCAAGAAGATGAGGCGATCCAAAAGCTTTATGGTTCGCGAGGCAATTGCTCATTATCTTGAGGATTTAAGTGATTTTCAATCAGGTATGGAAGCATTAAGAGATACAAAACGAATTTACTCCTCAGAAGAAGTGAGAAAAGAGCTTGGCCTGGACGATTGATTACAGCGATATATCTTTAAAGCAACTAAAAAAGATGAATAAATCTGTAGCTAGAAATATTGTTGATTATATGGAAGAAAAAATAAAACCATTAAAAGACCCTAGAGTAACCGGAAAGGGGTTGTCTTTTAACAAGTCTGGGCTCTGGCGATACCGCATAGGAGATTATAGGGCGATTTGTCAGATAAATGATGAAAAGATAATCATTATGGTTTTGGAAGTTGGTCATAGGAAAGAGATTTATGATACCTCGAACTAATGGCTGGATTGGGCTTGTTAAGCATGTTTTGCTGGGCGTTTCTTTATTGTTAATAATGGGCGCCGTATGTGAAATTATTCATCCACAAACTGATATATTTGATGCCTGCGTAACAATATTGCCTCCCATCGCAACTCTAGTGATTGGCTACTACTTTGGTAAATCGAGCTGACAGAAGATGTCAGCTTTTCTTCATCTTGCGAAGTGTCATAGTAAGATTTGCTTGTTTTCTTGTGGCAGGGCTTATGCTCTTGGTCGCTTTTTCTAATTTGCTTATTGGAATATCTTCGTCTTTCTTCGCGCTAAGTTTCTTGCGGAGTGCGCCCTTGTTCTTGGGTCTGATGGCTTTTTGAATCCAGACCTTGTCATCCGGCATGATCAGCTCCTGAAGTGTTTTCGTTCATATGACGGCTAATATTTATTGCAGCTTCCACCGCACTTCGCGTATTTTCTGCGTCAATTTCGGCAGACTTTAGCTCCATTTCTACATCCTCGTTCCGAATCTTGCTTATCAATTCCAGGAACTTGGTCTCGGCATCTCGTTCTTTTATAGCGACATTAGCCCCATCAACCTTGGCCTTTTCCTGAATAGCCATCACACCAACTTGCTCAGCCGTTGGGGATTCCAACTGCTTCTTGGCTTGCATCATAGACATCATTTGTTCTTGCTGCTTAAACTGTGATTCTGCTTGCTGCTGCTGCATTGCCATTTGTTGCTGTTGTTGCATTTGTTCTTCGAATGTATTTGCTTTGTCTTTCAGCTCTTCAATGCCGCGAATATCAATATTATCCAGAAGAACTTGCAACCCATTTTGGTTCATGAATTGCGCGAACAATGGCGATGATTGCATTAAGCTAATGATGGTTTGCAGAGCAATTTCTTTTTGCATCGCGAAGTTAACCCCGGTCTCAACCTTAACTTGCAAGGCATTGGGGTCATAATTCATATACAAGCTTCCCTTCTTGTTAATCTCAACATACTCACGCTTACCGCTTGGTAACAGCACGGGAAGACTTCTTGGGGTTCGGTAATACTTCGGTATAAGGTCAACAATGATTTGCGCTATGCGGTTCAATCCTTTGATGTAACCCACAATATAGGGAACGCTGGCATTGTTACTTTGAATGGCGCTTCTAGCAAATGCAATTCCTGATAATTGCGCACTGTTAACACCGGCGGCACTGTCATAAGACCCGAGAATAGTTTGCGTCATTTCATCAGACATTCTGAATGTTTCTGCGATTTGAGGAGGGATTGGCGTTCTAACCACTTCGCGTGGTGGCGGCAGTGTTACTGTTGGGTTATTGGTGTCTAGGAAGTGGTTGTAAATTAGCGTATCGGCCTTCTGTACATTTTCATAAGCATCTTGATACTCGGTCGGGATGGATTCAATAGCTACGATAAACTTATGCTGGACAGTGTTTTCAAGCTCATTCGCTAGGGATTGTCCGGCAAAGTTTTTAAGGCGCTGTATTCCTTTCGCATGATAGACGTACGGGCGGGTCATTTGCATATAAGCGCCGCCTTCCTTTAAATTAACGCTGTTGCCGTCAACAAAAACTAACGGTAAAAATTTGTAGCTTGTGTCTACGTGATCAAGCATCCGGTTTTCACAAAATCGGTAGCGCGCTATTTTCTCTATTAAAGTGATTCTAGGTTTTCCAATGGGGATTGGTGGCTGTTCCATATTGCCTTTAGCATCCCATTTTTCCAAAAATTTATTGTATTCTTTCTCCGTAAGTGTATGGCCGTTGGATAGCTTGATAATCTTTTCGCGCTTTGCCTGCTTCTCGTAGTAGTCACATACCAGGACAATTTCTTCTTGATCGTTTTTGAATGACCAATCAAATCCAGATAATGATCGCGTAAATTTCATTTCCTTTGTAATTTCTTCTCCGAACTCATCTTCAAACTGCTCTTTGGTCATCGGATAAAGCTCGGCACAAAACCGCCCGTCACCTTTGTGACTATCGCGTGCCAATGGGTCGAAAACGCAGAGCGTAGGGTCGAAAGCCCTTTCCACGCATATGTTCTGCTCGAAGCTCATTTCATTAACGTATTCGGTATAGACGCGCATAACGGAGAAACCGCCAGCCAAGAGGTCGGAATAAATGTTATATTCCAACATATCATTTGCGCCATCAAAAAATATTGCTCGCAAATGAGCCTCGATAACCATGATGGTATCGGTGAATTCTTTCGTTAGCATAGAGATTGGCACACCATCAGCCGCACGAACATTTAAGCTTGGCTGCTGCTTTGCGAACTCCCCGCGAAGTCTTGAGATAAATGCTTCAAGGATATTGAATTCTACTGTGGGCTTGCCTATATCAGCTAGCGTTGCGGCTTCGTCATCAGTTAGTGAGCTTTTGAATACAAAGCGCATGTATTCGTCGTATCGATTAATGTTTTCATTAAAATATTGCTTCGCTTCTTCTACATTTTTTTTAAGCTCTTTGAGCCTTTCCGTATGCTTGCTAGCTAAACCTGCCATTTCGCGCCGCTCCTGCGTTCAATTTGCGCTTGAAACTTCGATTCATGTTCGAAAGAATCTGCTTTCGTTCCTGACCAATATTGTCAACATTGTATAATGTTTTTTCAATTAATGCGATACGAATAGCGTCTGCCAAGGTGTCGGCAATGTCGTCATGGCGGTGCGTATCGTTCGCAGTTATCTTGCTCATGTGCTTGATGCAGTTTTCGGCGTGTCGGGCGTTTTGCGTGAACGATATTCGCTTGGAAGCAATGAGAGGCTGCATTTCTAGGAATCGCTGGGTCTTACTTCCAGAAGCTTTTGTTCTCTCAATTTCTCGAATCTGCATACCTCGCATTTCCTGTAAAACACTTAACAAGGTAACACCTGTTGACTTCTTCTCAATGGCAGCCATCATTGGCGGCTTTGAATGAAAGCTGCAATTGGCATAAAAATCTATAAATGTGGTTTTTAAGTCTTTAGGTTCGATGCGTATCTCAATGCAATCCAGCCAATGTAGGCCTAGCTCTCCAGTTTTTTTGCCAAATACTTCAATCTCATAAACCCCAAAGAAGCTGAATACGGTTGCATCATTCCATGACTTTTCAGTTTCTGCGGTATCGGCTGTTATGAACGTGGAAATAAATTCGGGGTCTTCATCAAGGAATATAAACCATGCTGGCTTGAACAGGCCACCGCCTGCTGGCAGTGGGTCTTGCTGGTACTGACTTGCAAATACATAGGGTGACTTTTCTTGAAGCGCAATTAGCTTTTCTTTGGACATCATTTCAGGGTAAAGCGCATTTCCAGCCTCATCTAATCCTTTAAGAATTGTGGTATGCCATTCATCAACATCCTTACCACCCAAAAAGAAATCGGTTAAATCGGCTTCATGTACGCGCTGTCCGATATAAAGAATTGGAACGTTCATACCACGACAACGCTGCCTGATGGTTTCATCATAATTATCAATAACACCCTGCCGCACCGTGTCACTATGGGCCTCTGTGGGCTTGTGGGCGTCATCCACGATTACGCCACCACTGAACCTCTCTAGTCCGGGTAATCCGGCATCCTGCCCAGTTACTGCCCCTCCTGAGCCAAAGGCCATGATAGAACCACCAGCAGTAGTCTTAAATTTATCTTTGGCGCGACTATCAGGACATAAATGCACGTCGAACAAGTATGCATACTGCCTAGACGACACAATTTGTTTTATAAATGCGGTATGTTTCGCCGCTAGTTCGTGCGAATAGGATATATATAGGAAATTTGAATCAGGATAAGTCGCCCAGCACCATGCGGCCCACATACTGGCAAATGTGGATTTCCCAGAACCAGGTGGTAGGTTGATGATTTCGCGAAGCTCTTCTAAACGTGCTACTTGCGTTAATGCTCGTGAAACAGTGATGTGATGCGATTCTCGACCTATTGGTTGCGAGATAATGAACGGTCTTCCGGTGATATGCTCGAAGAAATAGCGCGTGAACTCCAAAAGAGAACCGCGCAATCTGGATGCCTCTTGTTCTTTTTCGTGGTCTATCACATCATTCCTTTGCTAACTTTGTGCTATTATTGTAATATGTACATGTACAGATACTATTACTAATGGACACTTTATGGACACCTTAACATATACATCCTTAAGAGAGAACCTTGCGGATGCGCTCGAAAAAGCAGAGAAAGGCGAGACTTTGGAGATTACACGCAGAGGACATAAATCCGTATATTTGGTTTCTTCACCCGATGCAAAAATTCCAAATGACCTAAATGATCGCAAACAAAGATTTAATGCAGCACTAAATCGTGTACAAAAGGAGCATGCAGAAATAATCAGTGCTCTTGCTGATAGATGATTCATTTCCTAACAACAGAGGAAGTGTGCGCAATCCAAGCAAGAACACTTCCTAGTGCCCCTTCATCAGATATTGGAAAAGTGGACGCAATTGTAAAAGGTGTTGAGCTTACTGTCTTCTATCTAAACTTAAATGCTGAAGGGGATATGATGTCAACTTTTCATATGGCCGCACTGTATTTAATTAATATTGCACGAGGACATGCTTTCCCAGATGCCAACAAACGTACCGCATATCAATCCGCCATGGTATTTCTAGAGCTAAATGAAATATTATTTAAAAAAGATTTAGATCTTATTGATTTAACTGTGTTGGCAGCTACTAGCGGCATTGAAGCAAAAGAATTAGGCAGAAAGTTATTTGAAATTCATTTTGTTGGCGCAGTAATGGAAAGGCTAAGTGACTAGAATAAGTCACTCATCGTAATCATCCGTATTCTTTTAATGTGTTTATTATAAAGTTTTTTCTCTAGCCTCGATTAATTGCGCCAAAAATCCCATAAAAAAATTCATTTTTGATTCATAGTCAGCATTCTTCTTAAGTAATGCATCTAGCTTTTGTAAGGATTCTTCGGCGATATCACAAATCATGCCAGTAATAATCATTGCTTGAGTTTCATTGATTTTCATTAACCACCTCATTGCAATCTAAACAAACAGTGATTCCCAATTTTGTATATGGACTATTGTGAGCACAATAGTTATCAATCATGGATTGGATTTTTTTTGGAATAGTTAAGCTTCTAATGTTTGGTCCAAAACCATGAGTAAATAAATACATAATCTCTTCTAGCTCTTCTTTTGTGAAGTCATTCACTTATAAAATTCCCCGCATTTTTTGCGCATCTACCGCGCCTTTATAAAACATATTTAGGCTTTCGAGAACACTCGGTTCAATATATATTTTATCGTCACATAAATGGTCTTCGTGATTCCCAGTTCTAAGCCAAATACCGTAGCCATCAAACTCTGCGTATACTCCATCGCCAATATAGGAATGTATCTTTCGCTCTTCTTCGGTCATTTAATTTCCACATATCATCGTTTTGAGCTTCTCTTTCATGTAGCCAAGATTATGCTGGCCCTCAAGCAATGGCTTCATGCTCAAATACCACTCACCAATTTGATAACAAATATGGTCTACTTGCTTAGAGGTAAAAGGTTGATAGTCCGAAACTTGATATTGCGCCTCATCTAGGCATGCAGTTAATACATCCACCAGTATGTAACCTGTACGAGGATAAAGGCTGTCAGGGTTATCTCGTCCACCGTACTTACCGGTAAAATCAAACATTAACTTCACTATCTTTTCCTTCAACTCCATATAGGCAACTTCGGGTGTTAGTTTTTCTTCACTCATTCTGTATTTCCTCAATTAACTCAAGTTTATCTGGCCGACTTTTACATTTTCGCGAATCATTTCTCTTCCTTAGGGTAATCAGGCAATGGCATCCAGTGAGTTACCTGAATCAAATCATTTAATCTCATTGTCGAATAAAAACAGCAACAATGTGTCCATATGCCCTTCTCACGATGACCAGTCATAATTTCTTTTGTGCCGATGTCATTTATCGCAAAATACAGAACCTCTTCATAATCAGGAGGTAGATTCGCTTCAACACTAATCCATTTCATCATCTTGATTATAATCCTCTAGTTCTTTCTAAGGGCTTTACTTAGCGGCAAATTTTACCATTGCTTTTTAGTATCCCCTCACATGCTTAATAAAATAATGCATAAAATTGAATCTATACTATAAAAAACATAAGGAGAATGTGATGCCTAAGGAAATAAATCTTGTACTTGATGTTTTTTTTAATGAAATGGTTTCTCAAGAAGCAACCAAAAATGAGGTCCATTTCACTCGCCAGCAAATTATTGACTCATTACAAAGCTCCAGTCCTGATTTAACTGATGATAAAGTTAATGAGTTGATCGGGCACTGTATAGCACGAGAGTTGATAGAGCATACAGATATGAGTGGTGACTCATTTAAAATAACCTATTCCGGTTTGTCTAAAGTTGATGAAATGGGTGAATAGGTTATTCTCATAATTAAGGGCCTCTCACCCTCTCGGACTTCTATTAGTGCCAGTCTTCGTACCCCGCGCTTTCTATGGATTAGGCAGGAAATCCTCTCACTTATAGCCTAGGTGAGTGAGTTCTTTTTTTTCTTCTTTTAGCTCGCCGCAAAAATAAGCATAAGAAGCAAGCTCATACCGAGGCATTCTCTCAGCTTCTCCTTCGCTCATTTGCCGGCCGCACTTGTTTTCGCATCTGGGTGAGGCGCAGAACGTTTTGTCTAGGTATGGCATTAACAACCTTTATAAATAAAGCGACAATCGGCAGGAATTGCACCTGCATAATCGAGGTCTTCCACGACGCTAACTGCGGGATTGGCCTTAGCGTTCCCACCGGACGATTCGAACATCCTTAATGCATGCTAAAACCACGCCGCGATTGTCATAACTACTAAAAACACACCAATTAAAATATATTAGTATTTAGCACTACCGACTAGGCATTCTAAGTAATTTATATATTCGAATATCTTCTCTAGTTGACGGGAGCAGCGCCATAGATTTGAGTTTCGATTCTTTAGGTACTCTTCGTACAGAGGATGTGGCTCAGTAAAATTTCCTTCTTCCATCTGTTGACGCCATAAGTTGCGTTCTTCTATTAAGTCCATAAGTATGCCATTAGTATGAAATTGGCTTAGATTGCACTTAAACAATTAGCTTTTTAATACATCTCATCAATAATCCTCATTCCGATGGGTGTTCAACACAAACAGCTTTAACAGCCCACATAACGCTTTGCTCTAGGTTTGTAAATGCTACAGACATTTCACGGTTTTTTATTTTGGCATACAACAGCGCAAGCGATCTGGCTGTGTGTTTAATATGTTTGATTAAATCCAATTCCTCACTGGAGAGGTCATGGTAAATAACATTGAATAAATTATCTTGGTCGGTCATTAAAAATCCTTAGGTTTCCATTGCATCAATAGTTTTTTTTGCCGCATCTATGGCCTGTTGCTCGGTCATGTAATCGTTCAATCCGCTTTCAAATGCAAATGGGCATATGTCGTCATCATGAGCACATATAAATTTATATTCTCCATGAGCCGGGGTAATAGTTATTTCATAGCCTTTATAGATCATTAAAAATCCTTCCTATTCTGAGCATCAAGCCTGTCTCGAAGCTCCATAAGCTCAGCTTTAAGCTTGTCATTCTCTTCTGTTTTCTGTTCAAGGAGCAATTTATCGCCGTATTGTTTTGGAAGGAGTTTTGAAGCAAGCCATTTTCTGGTGTCTATTCGCACGCGAGAGCGTGCCACGAACTCACCATTCAAAGATTCATATCCTTCGTCATTAAGTCTAATGTCTTGACTATCATCATCTGCTATCTCAAGGCATTGCTCTGCCAGCAAGTCAGCTTGAATCATTTTTGCTTGCGCGTATTTCGTTCGAAATTCAGGAACTTGATAGCGCCATCGATTTATAGTGGATTCTGCTGGCATATCATCATACATAGCACAAAGACGCGGCAGTCCTTTGTCATGGGTAGCAATACGCTGGCAAATCAACTCTCCAAGCTCTTGGGTATAGTCACTTGGACGCCCTACTTTCTTAGGCTCTTTCGATTTCTTCGTGCTTGTCATCCGTTAAATCCTTTGATAGTGCTACGGAAGCAACCTTTTGTTTTGTTTTGGCTCGACTTATCTTTCCTACTTTGGGTGCTTTCTGTATTTCACGCATAGATTCTTTAGACTCAGGCGCACACGCATCAACAAATGAATCAGGCAGCGAGACTTCTAGCTTCCTAATCATGCCCTCTCCCAGACACATTGGGCAATCAACCTCTACTCCGCCTGTATTAGTGTAACTGTATGCGCCGCGAACTTTATATATTTTTTTTCGTCCTCGACAACGAATACATCGCCTGTAATTTGCGTCCATAAAACGAATCTCCTTCGGAATAATCCAACCAATAATTATACACAATTTCTGTTGATAACTCTGTTATTAACCGCGAACAAGCCCGAATTAATGCGCGGGTATAGCGCTGTATAGTTACCTCTCAAAACATATATTGTTAAGTTTTGTTGACATGGTAACATGTACAGATTATTATACACCCATCAAGCAGATAAAGACAATTAAGCAGATAGGAGAAGTAATGAGATATCAGCAGATACGTTTACCCAGCGAAGAACACCAATACACCCCACCAGGAATTTTTTATCAGAATAATGGCGTATATGCATACCTCAGTTTAGTTCCTTACGATTACAATCATGTCACCGTTGTTTACTTTGTTTCCGGCACGAACGGAGACGAATTCGGTCAATTCAAAAACATAGAAGATGCAATAAAACGTGCTCGTGAGATTGCTGGATTAAGCCAATCTGAGCGTCGACTGTTTGACCAGTAAGGTAATGGACTATGGGTTACAGAGGAAGTATGGAAGGCTGGAAAGAGGATGAAAACTTCTGTGAAGGCCATTGCGGAACGTGCGAACAATGCGACGAAAGATACTATCAAAAATGTGATGAAGATTACGAATCATCGCGGGATGAGCAGTTTTTTGACTAACCGGAGTTATTATGCGAAAACACTATATAAATTTGCCAGGACGATTGGAGAATATAGCATGGAATATGTAAGCAGTCTTTTACCCACTCTTTGGAAAATAATTGAAAAAAAAGGTGGTGCTATCAACGTCTCTACAATCGATAATGAATTGGTGGTCAGTATCATTGGGAAAAAACGCATTAAGCGTTTCAAGAGCGCCGATAGCCACGACCTTATAACAAATATCAATCAATATTTACAAGCCTGTTAAATCCCCGGCGCAGTCATTCTGCGCCGATAAATCCTCATCTAGCTTTATTTTCAATAACATTTTTTTTCTTCTCCTATCAGGAGATATCAAGCAACGCGCCCCACAAGATGGACACTTCCTACCTGGAACCACCCTATCGCTGTCGCATTTAAAACACCATATGCTAATTCTTTTTTCGTATTTCATCGACATAACCCATAAGCCAAGAGTTTGCGTTTCTACGGCTTAAATTTTGTCCCTGTAACGAGTTCGAACCTTGGTAAGTACCTTCATGCCACTTTTCGAGATAACGCGTTAAAACCGTTTTAAAATCGATTCTATCGACACTGTTTAACATTGTATCAATGAACAACAAGTCATCCCTCAGAAGCTCAATCTTTTGACGCTCACAATAAGCCTTAAAGCTTGATAGACGAGAGGATAATTTCTTTCCCATGATATCAAGCTACACCCTGAGCCATTGCATGGGATAAAATTGCAGCCACTGAGCTTGTATTATTGTTCCTGATACTCCCCTGCTCTTTAACTTCTTTGAGGCTATCGCTCCAGATTCGCTCAGCCTTCAAATACAATGTCTTTGCTTGCTCCAAGGCTTCTTCAGTGGAGAAAAAGCTTTTCATGTGCCTTGGATTTGTTTTCTCATAAGGGATGGCGTGCTTGAAGGCTTCAATTTTCTTAATCTCTTCCGGGGTAAAGCTGTCTTTCACCGCTTTTGTTGCTATAGTTTCTGGTGAAGAGTCGTATTTTGAATCAATATGGACATAACTTGATCTAACTGTCCGGTTATTGTGATAATCAGACTTAGTGTTGATCCCAAAGGAATTTTGACCTACTGAGGTATTAAGCTTCCGATAAGGTTCATCATTCCAACGATCACCATTCAAGTAACTTACGGGATTTGGAACAAATCCATCTTTCCAACGATCATCCTCAACAAGCATTTTTTCAACATGCGTAATAATTTCAACTGCTAACTTGTCTAATTTTCTTTTTTTCCAAATATCCATTGCACGTTTCTTATTTTGTTTGTTTGGCCAAACTTCCCAGAACAAAGAAAAGATATCCTCACACACATTAGCCGCAGGCTGAGCCCCTTTAGGGGATATAGGGGTATTTTGAATAGATTGATGAAAAGAATAATGATCTATAGGTATGTCGTTTTGTGCAGGGGTCCCTGCATGTGGTGCAGTAGTCCCTGCATGTGGTGCAGGGGTGTAACAAGATTGCACACCTATGTCGTTTGATGCAGGGGTGTCAGATGATTGTTCAATTAGTTTAAACCATGAGTAATCACGAGCAACGTTAAAATGGTTTTTCTTACCATATTTGAAGTGATTATAATTAACGCGCTGTACTATAAAATGCTCGAATTCTAATTCATTAAGCGCATGATATACTTTGCGCTCACTAATCTTGCACTCACGCGCAATACTAGGAATGCACATTTCTACTTCGTCACACTCTTTCGAGTAGTCACTTTCAAAGCGCAAAGTTTGATAAACTGCCATAGCGTATAGGCTTAGGTTTTTTCGACAAAGTTCGTCTATCATGATGTAGCGAGGTCTAACGCGTTTTACAGTAATGTTTTGCAGATTAGATTGATTGGAAGGTGTATCAACTGAAGGTGATTGGTTTGGCATTTAAAATCCTTATACCCTTATGCGCAGGGTTGCTGTCACTAGCAATATGCGCTAAAATCCATGTTGATATTTTGTGCAATTGGATGTTAGCGCACCGATTGTTAAAGGGCAGTTGTCGCTGCCCTTTTTTGTTTCTTAAATATCATTTCTGTTTACTTCATTTTTGCCTCGTTCAAATTTATTCACGAACAAAATTAATCAAATTTCAATATGTCACTATACGGCATTGATCATCTTTTCTTCAAGAGTTGTTCGGAATTGAATCGCGATGATTATTCGCAACAGAACCAATGCGATTAATGTGGCTTTCATTCGCACTGGTTCGCGGAAATAATATTTAGTTCGAAGATAAAGAAGCATTGTGCTTTTTTTCTGGCCTTGCATGTGCTAAATCAGACTTAAATAATCCATCCGTTTTTTTTTCAATCAATAACTGAGTTTTATATGGGATATACCCAATTTTCCGCCAGTTTGCGTGGCATGTTAAACCTAATTCCAGCTTTCGAACCAATTCAGACCAACTTCCGTAATAATCGTACAACTCTTGAGCTAACATATTCCCCCCATCGATTGCTATTTTTTTTCTGGTTATTTATTCTTGCTACATGAAGATAACTTATGTATTCCGCCCATTATAATCATATTAGAATCTGTTCGCCATCGTATTAGGGCAGATATAAAAATACAAACGAGGAAAATTGAATGAAAAAAAATATACTCCGAAAACAAGGCAATTGTTATTGCTCTAGTTGGATAGATATTCGGATGAAATTCAATCCCCTTTGTTTTTTTATACATTATTAAAGCGAAGGAGAGCGAACTATGAAAGAAAGCAATTCGTCCATTACTACGCGAGACGCCGCCGAAATATTAGGATTTAGTACGCGACATATCCAGAACATGATCAAAGTCGGAAAACTATCAGCAACCCGCACAGAGAACGGATCATTCATTATTGATAAAGCAGAGTTTTACCGCGTATTCCCAGAGAAATTTACCGTTGAACTTGAGCGAACATCGGCGAACAAAGAAGCAAGTGGAGCGCGAACAGTTCTTGAGTCAGAAATAAAGCATTTAAAAGACATGATGACTGAAAAAGAAAAGCATAATGAATTTTTGAGGCAGCAAATTGAAAGTATGAACAGTGAAAGGAAGATCATTCTTGAAACATTGGGAAGCAATCAGAGACTGCTTGAAGATAAAAGAGAGTCGCATAAATCAAGAAAAAAGATATTGGGCATATTTTAGACGGATGGTTACGTAATAAGATAACCGGCAATAATGCCAATGACGAAACATAAGACACCATTGGTCATGAGGATTTTATAATTCCTGTGATGACTAATATTAACCCAACATTCACATGAACCAAGGGTTGATAGGTCATTACAGGAGCTACAATGAATTATCTTAACGAGTTTACTGTACCTCACACCCTTCCTCAAACTTCATTACATAGTCATTTACGGTCGTTGATATCTGTTTGGTAAGGGTGTCAATCAAGTCTGGGGTTAAATTCTTACCGAAAAATTCAACCAAGTTGCTTTTAACGACGTTTGATAATTTTTCTGGATTTAATCTTATCTGTGTTCGCATCAATTAGTCAGCCTTCTATTCTGCCCTTGCTTTCCCGGAATCAGCATCAAATATCAATCTACTGCCGTCAGCAAAACGATAGTACATCAAGTTAAATAGTGGGGAACATTCGGCAATTATAGTCCGTTGCACAACACTACTATTCAACGCCATAATCATTTGATTAGCGGATAGCTCGATTCTATTATCTATATAATTTTGAGCGTCAGGATTCATATCTTTTATTTGGGGGTACATAAATATTTGATTTAGGCATTGCTATTGGGGTTCTAAGTTCGGACAACCTTTTAATTTCATTTGTGAACTTGGCTACCATCTTGATAAGCTCAACGCTAATGAATACGGAGCTTAATTGAACCTCTTTTTCTTTACTCTCAATATCTCGTTTCAGTAAGGTTATTAATGATTCTATGTCTTCAAATCCTTCACGGATTCTTTGCATGCCCTCTAGCTTCTGTTCTTCAGTTAGTTCCATTTGTGGTATAGTCCTTTCCGTCATAAATATGACCAATGATGATAAAGTTTGTCAGTTTAAGCAAATCCTGCATTTGTTTTATATCATGAAAATAAAAATAATTATTGTCCTCACATAACAATACATCGCCTTCATAGACAAATTTATGGTTTGTGTCTTTTTTGTCTATTGCCTGCATCAAAAACTTTGCATTGAATGTGGAAATTTTACGTAATTTAGCGCCTTTGACGCGATAAGTTATTTTTGCCTTCATGCCTTCTTGAAAAACGATTGAGTCAACCTGACACATACCATGAGTCTTGCTGTAATATCTGTAATTTGGCCAGTATTCTTTTTTGTCTTCAGTATTTTTGTACGAGTGTGATTCGTCGGCTTTTAGTTCGCCATGGGTGAGCTTTTCTAGCCTAAGTTGCTGGAGCATAGGGATATAACCACGCTTAGTCCAAATTGAAAAGCTTTGGCGAGTCAATCCAAGTGCTTTGCACGCTTGATTACCTGAGCCAAAGTATTGATACACTTCTTCAAGCGTCATTTAATTCGTCATCGTCTATTGATTTGATCATCAATTATCCCGCGGTATGTTCATTTGTTTTTCTTACCCATGCATATAAACACCATATCCCACAAAAATGCTTATCTCCGGTCAATAAGTTTGGATTTTTCTTCACAGATTCAGCAGCATCTGGAGCATGAGCAATAAGCTCATCCATCAACTTTAGACGATAATCAACAGCATTTGTTGTTACAGTTATGTCCGCATTACAATTATCGCATGTAAATCTAAGATGCTGTGTCATCCTTGGATTCCTTTAAGATCTTAACTATGCTGAACATGCATTAACACATCTTCTAATGCCATAACATAACCACTAATCATATGGAAAATTTTGGTGCCTTCCATTAGATTTGGTAAAACTTTAGATTTAGACTCCGAATGAAGAGTGTCAATCCAATTAATCAACTCTAGTGTTTCGTTACTCATGGACGATGCTTTAACCATTTTATTTCCTTATCATTAATGAACTTTAATCAAAAAATCATATCGTATGTTTTAAACCAGACAATATTAACTGCCGCCTTCCCCCTTCCCCTTCGATTATTATTTTGTCTCCTTGTTCCACAGCCCTATAAATTGTGTCACTAAGCTCAATAGAGCGTCTAACCACATCAGAACGGCTTAGAGTCTTGAAGCAATCTTTTAATCGATCGGCTTGGTGCAATGTTTCTTCTTTTATTCTTACATTCAATCTGTGAGACATTTTAAACCTCTGATTCTTGTTTTGTACATACAAGCGTAACGCATATGTACGCAAACATGAATATAACAACAAAAAAACCAATAAAACATATTTGTTGACATGGTAACGTTTGTTTACTAAAATAGCAAGTGCTCTAAAAAGCACCTATCAAGCAGATATAAGACTAATTTTTTGAGGAGATATAATGATTGAATTCATAGATGGTGTTCACGATATAAGTAATGAGGATTACCACAGTTCCAAGGGAATTTCACGAAGCCAGTTAATGCTTCTGAATCAAAGTCCATATCATTTTTGGTATAAAATATTTTCTGGAAAATATGTTAAAGAAAACGCCACGCCTGCGATGAACATTGGCCAAATCTTCCATGTATTACTGTTAGAGCCGGATAAATTTGACAGTGAATTTGTCGTCATGCCACAACTAGACAGACGAACCAAAAATGGGAAAGAAGAATATAAACAATTTATCTTGGGAAGCTCTGGAAGAACTGTAATTACGCACGACCAATATCAAAGCGTTATCGAAATGGTCGACAAAGTTAACCAACACGAAATCGTCTACACGCTTATTGAAGACGCAAAGTTTGAGCAATCTATTTATTGGACAGACTCTGAGACTGGATTGCAGTTCAAATCACGACCAGATATTTGGTCATCGAAAATGATAGTGGATTTAAAGACCACAGCAAATTCAAGCCCTCATTCATTCCAGAGATCGGCCTTAGACTATGGATATTTTCTACAAGCAGGCATGAGCTTTGAGGCATGCAAATCAATTGGTAAGCCTTTTGATATGTTTGTGATACTGGCTTGCGAGAAAGAAGACCCATACGTTCCTATGGCTTACATGATGGACGATGAAGCACTTCAATTCGGAATTGACCAATTTAGCAAACTTAAAAATAAACTTAAAAAATGTATTGATAATGACGATTGGCCAGCTTATGACATCCGGGAATTAACTGTTCCTAAATATGCTATCCATGCAATCGAAGAAGTCGCTTAAGGAGACCTAATGAGTAACGCACTAGCTACAGTACATCATAGCTTAACCATGTGGGAAGATGACACCAAGGTACAAGAAGTACGAAAACTGTTTGCCCCAAGCTTAACTGACTTGGAATTTGGTTTTTTTGTTGGCATGGGAAAGGCTACTAATTTAAATCCATTCTTACGCGAAATCTGGGCTGTTAAGTATGATAAAAGCCAAGCAGCCCAAATTTTTATCGGCCGGGATGGGTATAGGAAAGCGGCCCAGGGACATCCTGAATACGATTTTCATCAATCAGATGCAGTGTATGAGAACGATAAATTCGAAGTCATTAATGGTGATGTGAAACACTCCTATAAGCTTACGAATCGTGGCAAGTTGATTGGCGCTTACTGCATAGCTAAACGCCATAAATCCTCACGTCCTATTTATGTTTTTGCTGAGCTTGGCGAGTATTCTACAGGTAGAAGCTTATGGGATGCTGCAAAAGGGAAACCAGCAACCATGATCAAGAAAGTTGCGGAATCTCAATGCTTGCGTGCTTGCTTCCAAGATTTACTAGGTGGTACTTACGGTGAAGAAGAAATGATTGAACGCTCGAGCAGACAATCATTGAAAGAAGGTAATCCCTCGAAATCGAATCAGTTAATGGACAAATTAAAGCAAGCCAAGGGCCAAACAATAGATGTAGAGCCTGAAGCAGAGCAAGAGACTGGGGAAATAGCCACCACTGATCAATTAAAAGAAGTGCACGCCTTGTTAGCCGTTAAAGACTTCAATAAGGACCGATTAACCGGTGCACTTGGGCATTATAATGTAGAAACATTAGCGCAGTTAACCGCGCAACAGGCCGATGATTTTATTAATCAATTAAACAAAATCGCAGATAAGTAATAATCAAATTTCTTTTTTTTGTCTTGCTTTCACGGACCTTTTTCTATAAAAGGTCCGCTTCAATTAAATTCAGTTTCCAGGATTAATATAGATGATAAATAAGGCCACACTAGTGGGAAGAATTGGAAAGAAAGATACAAAATCTCTTAATAGTGGAGTTAAATTAACCACCCTTTCCATCGCTACTAATCGAAAATACATTGATTCGCAAGGTATGCATCAAGAAATAACGACCTGGCATAATGTTAACTTCTTTAATAAGGTTGCCGAAGTTGCCGAAAAGTACGCGCACGTTGGAGACCTTATATATATTGAAGGCGAAATAAGTAATAAGAAGGTCGAGGACAGCAATGGTGTGTCTAAATGGATATACTCCATAACCGGTAAAGAATTAAAACTTTTACCTAATGGTAAAAAAGAAAACATCGAATCAAAACCCAATCAAGAACCAGAATCCCCTATCTCTGAAGATTATTTTGATAATTCTGAAGTGCCATTTTAGACGTCATAAAGGAAATAAAAATAATGGAAAATGAAAAGTTAATAACATTTGGGCAGCTGTTGAAAATAAAAAGAGAGTAAATGGGATTGAATCTGGATTCTGCAAAAAGACAGTCTGGATTAACCAGTTTATCTCAATATGAAAAAGGATTATCAAAACCTAGAGGTAATTCTTTATTAAGAATTATGGCTTTTTATAAACTCACAGATTCTGAAATTAATGCATGCAAAGATAATACCCCTGTAGATAGTAATAGAGAGAAAACAAGAATTTCAAGAATATTAGATTTAATGGAAAGCGTTATAAAAGATGTGGAGAAAATACAAGAAAAAGGAGTACTAGCAAAAACGATTAAAAATGGTGCGCTTGAATCTTTAAATGATGCTTTTCGCCTAGTCAATGATGTATTGATTATTGAAAGGGTCATTTAGTAAAGGACTTTATATTTAAAAGTTTGTTAATAAAAAAGGAAGTTGTACATGAAAAAAACGATATTGGCATTGTCCATATTAGCAATGCCTATGATTTCTCAGGCTGGAGTAATAACGCCAACTGCACATAGTCGAGCTAACTGCGTTGGATTTAATGAATCTATCACCTGGCACTTAGGTCATTCGTATATGTGGCGCGTTGAAAGCCATCACTACCCTAAAGGATGGACGCATCCAGTTCATATCATGAATACCGGAACTCATGTAACTTGGAGGGCAGCAGCTTGCCATCCAAACGAAGCCTACTCATCTCGGGGTGATCAATGGTATGTCAATGGATTTCATTTCTATTACCCAGACGGGTCAAAAGAACGGCTCGATACTATGACCGGGGTTGGCGACTGCAGCATATATGATGGCTGGTGGGATCATTAATAAATACTTTAGGAAAGGGAAAAACGATGAAAAAAATAGCAACAACGATGATAGCGATGGCAATGTTTTCAACTGCATATGCAGATGATGCCGCTATTGAAAAAGCTAGAATGGAATGGGCAAAACAATATATGGCAAAACAAGGATCTCCAATTCCTGATTCAGGCATAACGGTAATTCCAGAAGCTCAAATGTCCCAATATAAACATTTCAAAAAACAAAGATTGAAAGATAAAGAAGATATTGCAAATTTGGGATATATCAATAAGAACAATGAAGAAATAGAGCATTTGATGAATATCAAAAATATTACTTCTCATCATTACAAAAGATATGGTCAAGACTTTAAACCTACTGGAACACATCTGAGACGAAATATAAATGAATTACCTATGGCCTATACATTCCTAGGAGTTCCGCAAAATGATATGTCGGAATTTTTAGGTGTGGCACCTTATTTGTCGTATATAAATAAACAAGGCTGGGTTGGAGCAATGCAATTTTTTAACAATAATGAAATTGGCAACTGCACATTTAGCGAGAACAACGTTCGACTAAGTCACGGCGCAGTAATTGTTGCAAAAGAAGACGCGAGAAATGATGTTAATGACAAAACAACAACGGTTCAAGTTGTGGGAACAAAAGAAAATGGTTTTTTGTATGATGTAGAATGGTTCGATAATACATTTTTTAGAGAATTAAAATGTGTAAACAAAGAATTCTCTCCGACAACAACCAATTTAGTTATTGAGTTAGCCAAGAGAATTGATATTTATAATTCTAGCAATGGGAATACCTCCGCAACTAATTAAGACAATACCAATCAATAGTCTTAATTCCCTCGTCGATAGACCAACAAACGGCAGTGAAATAATTTTGCTGCCGCATATCCGATAGGAAGTTGTTCTGCTCCTTACTTACTATACCGCCCCTACTCTTAATCTCTATCCAAGCGCCACCATATCCATGGCGGGGCATCGCGATCAACAAATCAGATACGCCCTTTCTCATTCCTAAATCTTTCATGAGCTTACCATAGCGAAGACTGCGCTTGCCTTCGTTTGGAAAGTGCATAACTAAATTCCCCATTTTTTTAAGTTTGGGATGATTTCTAACCCATTGAATAATGGTCTTATGAATTGATTCTTCGGATAGTTCACCAGACTTTAATAATCGAACCATTATTTCGCGGCCCTTCTAAGCCATCCTTTCAGGAATACTTTTAGCTCTGGTTTATCTGCTACTAGATTTACATAAAAATGCGCCGCATTCTTTTTTAGTTCGTCATAAAGTTCGTCATATTTCCCATCAAGAATTAATGAATTGATAGCTCCGAACGACTGTGGACCTAGGACTCCATCAACTTGAATAGGTGTCTTTCTTACTCGATTCACGGAAATTTGCGCTATTTTGTGCGACCTGCTCGCGCCCATATTCACTGTCATATCAAATATTTTTTTCGCAATATCTTCATTATTTATTCTTGAATAGTGATATTTATTCCAGAAATACTGACGATAAATTTCTCTTGATTTAGGCTCATCAAGCGCGAGTATATCGTCCAAATCCGTATCGCCATCACCATCTATGTCAATCCCTGCGCTTTTTAGAAAGCGCAGGGATATTCCGTAATTGGTTGCCCCTCCTGGATCGCTCTTATCATTTGAAAAAGGCCCCTCTATTGCTAAGAGAGCCTTAACCGAATAATCGAACATTTCTTGAGGAAATA